CTCGTCGGTTTAGACCGAAAGCTGTAGCTGATTCCCCTGTTCAAGTGCCAGAGCGCGCTCAACGCCCAGAGAGGCGTGTTAAACAGAGAATTGCGGGCGCAGCGAATGCTGCGCCGGCAAACGGACCGAAAACCATTTCAGAGTTTATCGCCAATCGGCCCGTGTTCGTCGCTACCTCTGATGAGGCCGCTGTCGCAGTTGCGACATCCTTGAATATTGCGACGACGAAAGTTGCTTCAAACCAGAAAGCACACAACCCGCATGCAGTAACGGCTATGCTCCGCACTGCGGGATTTTATCAGATGTTAAGAGTTGCAGGTAAAACAAACTCTCTTTCGGTGTGTTCATGGTATGGGGCGAGTAGGGACAAGATCAAGATCCCTACACACATGAAATTGGAACTCACGGTTGATTGCGTGGAAGATGTGGCCGTTTATGGTGACAATGCTCGCGCTTTTGATCGAATTTCGATGGATTGGGATAAGGTATGGGATGTGGGTTGGATCTGCGATGTTTATTTTGGTAGCGCTGACAATGTTTCGGCGCCTCTAGATCCATCACTTATACGCCGGTTGTGTGATAGAATGCGTTCGGGTACCGTTTATGGTCTGCTTCGCAGATTTACGGGACCCGTGGGCGCTGATGTCTACCGGTATGTTGATGCGTCGGGAACAAAGCAGATCGCCATTGAGGGAGCTTGGTATAAGAATGCAGATGGTAATGTCATATTTTATCCAGATCCCACTGCTTTACCGTATGCGCCCCATCCCCCAATTGAATGGTTGAATTGCCGACATTTCGAGGGACTGGATATTTCATTGGTACAGACTTTTGGTCCTTTCGGATTGTTTAAGTTCACGCTCAGCGTGGAAGATGGGGTCGCACTTGATGAGACCCCGCCCCTGCAAGGCAATATCGTGTATAAAGATATTGCGATTCCCGGGCGTGTGGAGAGCTTGATGAGATGGTATGAGAAGAAATGCGGAATGGCCTCACGTGCTACACATAGGCTAATTGATAAGCGGGTTTTACTTGGGCTGTCGCGTGCGATATATCAAAGCCGCCCAATATCCGCTGCAACTCTTGATACCGCTTTCCGTAAAGTCTGGGACACTCTTGTCAAATTAGACGAGTGGCAGGGAATTCAGGCATATTCTTGGGCTGAAAGTTGGGTTAATGATTGCGTGGTCGGAACGACACTGCACCTCCTCTTTGATGGTAGGGATGAGTTGTCGAGACAGATGTGGGAAGTTCGCGCTAGCACGATTAGAAATGATAAGTGGTTACATCATGCGCGTGGAATATCTTGGCATCTGGCTGCGCCGTCGACATTGATCGATAGTATGAATGTTGTGGAACTTGGGTTGATGTCGATTTGTGGCGTTTCCTCCCTTGTAGCATCGTGTTATTTATCCCACCGTTTAGCCCCCCAAACCACGAAAGCCGTTGGCGCCTTTGTTCTAAAGACGGTTGTGAGTTTCGGTTGTTCCATGTGTGCGAAGTTGTTGAAGACCGGAGTAGGAGTCGGTTCAATTTTGGTCGTTGGTTCTGTGTTGGCCCGTCTATGTAAGTATTCAAACCCTTTGGTTGATTTAATTAATGCTAACGTAGATCGGGCGGTTTGGGCAATGAGAACGTCCTGGGGTGGTGGGCAAGAGTTTATTTCATGGAAAGAAGATCATGATAACGGCCAACCCCATCTCGGTGATTGGTCGGGAGTTGTGCATTTACCCGTTGACACAACGCTCCCGGCAAATGTCACGGAGTGTGTGACTGTTCCCGAGAATATGCGGGGAAACCTGCAGGTACGGTTCCCGCCCGACCCTAAAGGATACGACCTTGTGGACGCGATCGAAATGGCGTCTACTGAGCATGACTCAAAGATTTATCCAGTCGTGATAACTTCGGCATTACAATATCAGCCGGCGAAGTGCGACCGCAACCATTTGGTGGCGATTGCACATCGCCTCCTGAAAGATCCGTTTGCGGGTTGTCCTGTTCCTGCCGAAGAACGACATGAGACGTGGAAGAGCTTAGCGGCTTATTGCGTGGAAGTGTGGTTTCCACCTCACGCTGGTTATGAGGTGCCAAAACGACGCCAGGTATTTGAAGCTATGGGAACGAAAGGAAAACGGTTCCTTCAGGACATGGCGCGTGAGCCTATTGGCGAGATGAGCCCAAATTCGGTTATGGTCAATTTGAAATGGAATGAGTTGCTTCCGATTAAGGAGGGAGGGTTTTTGAAGCCCCGTTCCATTGTGTCACTTCCCACCAGTTTGTTGGGAAAGACTATTCCGTGGGCCCATGCAGTTGCGGAAGTGTTTCATACCGTCTTCGACGGTACTCCTCGCGATTTTCATGGAATGCCAGTGGTTTGGTTTTGGGCTGCTGGTGCGACGCGAGAGCAGATGCATGACGTGGCGGCTCATTTGACCTCTGACGAAGTGGTTGTGGTGGTTGCCAACGGTGACGATAGTATTGTCGCCTGGGGCCCATTAAGCAAGCGGATGCGATCGAGGTGGGGTGAAGCTGATCAATCCGCGTTTGATCATACGCAAGATGCTGGGCCTATGATGCACGCCGCGAAGATCTGGATGGAAGCACTAAACATCCCAGAGGAGATTCAAAAACTGTGGTTGAGCTTCACAAGGGGCGCTTTCCAAGTTCGTACGAAGACGATGCAAGGATATGGTGAGCGTCCTCTGCAGATGCCGACGGGTACCAGTGTGACTAGCTTGCAATCCACTCTACATACCTTTATGATGTATGCATATTTTCTCCGTAACAATGTGGCGTTAGATAATATTGTGGCGCAAGCGGCTAGTCTGGGTTTCCAGATGAAGTACAAACCTGTTGAAGAACTTCACCAAGCGACTTTCCTCCGCGGTTGGTGGCAGCCGGATGCGGATGGTGGTTTGTGGTGGTGTCCACTCCCGTCGATGCTTCTGAAGTTGGGTAAAGTGCTTAAACCGCCAGAACAATGCTTTTCCGGCAAGATAGATCGAGGCAAGGCTTTGCGACAGTTAGCCTTTGCGATTTCCCGGTCTTTGCCCGGCCTCCCACTTGATTATCCCCTGCTTGGGGCGTTTATCCGTATGTGCGGAAGGCTGGGAATGAAAACCCTCGTTACCCTTGATAGTGTTGATCCTGATCTAAAGTATAAGATGATGATCGGATGTCAAGGGGTATTACGCGAGGCTGTGCTGTATGCCATAGAATCAAGGTATGGCGTGTCGCCCAGCGCAGTTGTGGAAGCGGAAGAGTTGATGGATCAAGTCCAAAGTCTTCCAGCTTGGATGAGTCATCCGGTTTATGACCGGTTGGCTGGGGTAGACTATGCTTAATTCACCCCCGCGGGAGTCGCCAGAGAAGAACCCGCGCAAACAAGCGACAGCACCTGCGACAGGTGCAAGAACGGGAATGAGTCTCTGATTCAATGGTGCAGAAAAAGAAGAAACAAAATAGCGCCCAGAAGAAGAAAGTCGTCGTCCAATCCCGAACGAATAACAGGAGACCGAAGCTGCCTCGCAATTCTGGAGGAATACCTCGACGCATTGCTGCGTATCTGTCTGGAATAGCTCCGGACGTCGGTGACTTGAAGGTGCCGGCGCTGGAGTCTCTCCCGATTGTGCGCCATCGCGTCTTCACGCGTGTCCTCCTATCAACCGGAGTGGCTGGAATTGGTTACCTTGTGATCAATCCTTCCTATTTATGTCAGGATAATGCCAGGTTGAATACAACCTATTCTGTGAATCCGCTGTTCTACACGAGTAGTTCTTTTGGCTACTCTGGAGCTACTGTGTTGTTTCCATCTAACAATGGCGGCTCTGCGGTTCCTGGTGTTGTAGGACAGTCACCAACGGCGGGCGCCATGCCTACTAGCAACGTCCAAGGTAATTTGGGAGGTCGCCGTAGGCTGGTTGCCTTGACTGTTAGAATTCGATACCTCGGGACTGAATTGAATCGCGGCGGTGAGATTGCTTTCGTGCATAACCCGGAACAATTCAATTTGCTTAATACAATGTCAGTTGACGCCCTGTTTGGGCATCGACATACTGAACGTCGTTCCGTGACAACAACGCCGATTGTGTTTACTCACATGCCGCGTAGTCTAACCGAGGCGAGCTTCAATTCTGTTAATCGATGGGAAAACCAATTGGAAATTGGCACTGGTTATGAGGCTAACGCCGACTTTTTTGGGGTTGGTGGTGGCACTATTGGCGGTGATAATGAAGCCACTCTGTTCGGACAAGGTGTGGCTCCTCGCGGGCACACTCTTGCGGTGTTGTTCAAGTCGGCAACTTCGACTCAGGCGTTTGAGGTCGAGTTGCATGGGTTGTACGAGGGTGAATTCCGCGCTTATGATACAACGACTTCGCAGGATATTCTGGTGCCTTCACAAGTGCCATCCACTGATGCGACTGCCTTCTCCCAAATGAGCGCAATGATCAGCCGTAAGCATCTCGCGATTACAAATGGAGAAGTGGGACATGCTCCCACTTTCGCCAATGCTTTACTGCAGGCAGCAGGGTCGTTTGCGACCCGTGCTTTGCCTAAGTTGGCTGACCGTTTAGGAGGAATGGTTCTTTCTGCCATCTAAGCTAAAGACTTGCTCAAGGTTGAGCGAGTCCCGTTCTAGGTCCAAGTGCTCCACCTAAAATTAGG